ATTCTCAACTAACCATTCTCTCGTCATTGGGGTAGGCTCATATATTTCCCACATTTTACCTGCTGCACATGCTGCAAGTGCATTTGCGGTTACTACTTCAGTTCTACCTGCCCAACCTGCTTCTGCTTCCCAGGGAACAGCAGACTTTGGATATGTCCTTTCTGCCATCTCTCTCCAGATTGCTGGAATCTCTTCTTCTGGAAGTATGATTGCAATCATACTGTTATCGATGGTTCCTGCCATACAGTCTTGAGCAGCATGCCAACCTTCATGTCTCATCACACTCATCAATACACCCTCTTTGTGCATGAAGTTAGTGTTGAGGAAGAAGTTGTTAGTTACTGTATGATATACCCCTCTATGACCTGATGGAAAGTATTTCTCATCCGCTAGAAAAACTTTAACTCCGATCTTATCAAGGGCCCTGACAATTGAATCAAACTCAGAAGCGACATTACTATAACTATCACTAGGATAATACTTTTGAACGTCTCTAATTGATCTGACTTGTTGAATATCATCAGTACAATCTCCGAGCAACATACATCCCATAGAATCATATGTCTTCCAACCCTTCACTTCAGGGTCAGCCATCACTGGAGTAGCAAGAACTACTGATGACAATAATGCAGCAAATAATTTTTTCATTGTTGATAATCAAATTTCAATAAGAAATTAATCTCTAGTCTATGTAGGAGTGTTTTCTAGTTTCTTTGTCTTGAAGTATAACTTATAGTATCTCTTCTTCATCTCATCAAGAGTATTCATATCATCCTCAAATCCCATGTACTTAAGGTGTTGATATGTACCTTCCATCTCACTAATAAGCAGAAGAAGATTTGTAGACTTTACTGGACGACCACCAAATGAATATTCTGGAAGACTCATAAAAATAAAAGACAACGCCCCGTGGAGGATTCGCACCCCCGACCGCAAACTTAGAAGGTTCGTGCTCTGTCTCCTGAGCTAACGGGGCATGTGACAATCATATCAAAAACTGATCAGATTGTCAAGTGGGTTTAGTCAGGTTCGAACTGACGACTTACAGGTTAAAAGCCCGCTACTCTACCAACTGAGTTATAAACCCGTGAAATGGGCAGGGAGGGATTTGAACCCCCGTAGGCAGAGCCAAAAGTTTTACAGACTTCTTCCATTAACCACTCGGACACCTACCCGGCTCCTCCACCTGGACTCGAACCAGGGACAGGGTGATTAACAGTCACCTGCTCTACCAACTGAGCTATAGAGGATTATACGATGGACTTATTGGTATGCTTCCTATGGGGCATTTTTCCAACCCTAACATACCAACAGTTTCCAAAGGAGCAAAGAGAGTAACCAACTCTCAGATCACAGTGTGGTTAACACCGCCGCAGGCGAGCTCATTCCCTGTCTAACGACTCAGGTTGGGGTCGAACCGACGACCTACGGTTTACTAAACCGTTGCTCTATCCAGCTGAGCTACGGAGGCAAACTAATCACAGATTGTGATCATACTCCCAATGGCAATTAGGACATAATGCCATTAAGTTTTCTTTTGAGTTTATAACACTTATTAAAGTGTCTCCCTCAAAGGTTGATACTGCTTTTTTATGAGCAATCTCAACATGTTTATTATAACCGCAACACTCACAAGTGTCAAGTCCCAGTTTTTTGAATAAGGATCTTGCTCTTGACCTAACCAACGCATATGCAGAAGACCTATGGTGATTGGTGTAGATAGCCTCAGAAAGTGTCATATCTTTTGCTACCTGTTCCTGTTTCCAGATTAGGTAGTGTTCCCTACAACGTGCTCTCTTTGCAGTTATAGGTTTTCCACAATCTATACACTTGTGTTCTGGTTTGCGTTTTGGTTTAACTCTATTGTTGTAAGAAGCAGAACAACTTCTACTACAAAATTTAGTTTTAGTTGGACTACCACATTTCAAACAAGAGTTCATAATGGAACATATGACTATTATTATTTATAATACTAATAAGTTCCAATAAAACACTATCCATCTGAGCTACTGACCCTAATGGTAGTTCCTATCGCCGCTAATCCTGAACTACCAAGGGGATCACCGCAGTGGTCTCTCAACCACCCTTATAATATAGACTACTCTGAGGTCTTTGTCAAGTGACTCAGTTATATCAATACCATTTTCTTACTATAATCATATGCATACTGTTCACGATATCCTTTGATCCCCCATCCTAACCAGTAATATGCATGTGACATATACTGAGGAATAGTATCTCCATGTCCTTCAAACTCAGGGAGGACACGTTGGAAGATTGGTTCATTAACCATCCAACGAACTTGACCTTCTAAACTACTAGGATCACACTGATATCTAGCACAGAAATTTCCGAGACCTTTATACCGTCCGATACTAGTCCACTGAATCAATCCAAATCCACCAGACTTACATTCAGTGTAGGAGACACGGGCACCACCTTCACAGATGTTGGCACGAAAGTTTGATTCTGATTTAATGTTTCCCATGATCGTTGCAAGAGCATTACGATCACTAATTTTAGTATATTCCTGAAGTTTCTTAAGAACATATTGTTCATTGGGAGAACATGCAGGACAGTTCCAGGTTTTTTCTACCTTTACCAATTCCTCTGTAGGTGTTTCCTCTACACCTTCTATGGTAGGAGTAGTTCCTGTAATGTCATTAAGCTCTTTATCAAGGTTTGTTGATGCCACACATGCTGTAGTAAGGGTAGTGACACTAACCAACCCCATAAAAATTTTCTTAATCATTAATCCAAATCAGTTTACTTGTTAAAATAATCCTTACGGTAGTACCGACCAAGGATGTTGGAATTATAATACAAAGGAGTCTCGTCTGTCAACTTTTGGGACAGAACCTCATTCAGAAACAACTGACGGGTCTCCTCAAAGTTTACCTTTCCCAGTGTTACATGAAGTGATATGATCTCTCTACTAAAAGATTCTTTTCCATACTTTGCAAGATCGTCCTTAAGCTCTGGACAACTTCCGTAGTATTTTTTCCAGTCACTTTCAGTTGTAACTCTTCGCCTTGACTTGTTTTTAACTGTAGCTCTAGGCTTTCGTTTGGACCAGAAATACTTTCGCCCGATGTATTTTCTACCATTCTTGAGGTTTGTAATCCTATAGACAAAGCCGAAAGAATCACCAATATCCTCAGATAGAAAAGGTTGTCCTTGAAACAACCACGGATTTTCGTAATCACACACATATCCATTGTATCTGTGGTATTTAGTGGCTCCTCATGGAACCACCAATCATCCTGTCTCTTGGCCTTAGCCTTAGAGTTGGAATCCTGAGAACGTGTCTTTTTTGACATCTTGTTTAATACCTCCAACAATATAACTCTCGACTTCTGTTTCTTGCGGAGCAATTTGAAGACCCTTAGAAGAGATCCAATGTTGTGTCCAGGGAAGAGGATTGTTCTTAGCAGCAACATCATACACAGGTTTCAAACCAATAGCCTTCATACGGCGATTGGCAATCCACTCAACATATCTTTGAAGAAGAACATCGTTCAAACCAATCATTGATCCATCACGGAACAGATAGTCTGCCCACTTCTTCTCTTCGTTTACTGCACGGTCAAACATTGCGTAGACCCACTCTTCTTCTTCCTTGGCAATCTGTTTCATCTCAGGATCATCACCATCTTTCCACTTGTTCAGAATATTCTGAGTAATGGCTAGGTGTTGGTTCTCATCTCTTGCAATTAGTGAAATGATTTTGGAAGATCCTTCCATGAGTTTAAGTTCACCAAAGGCGAAAGAACAAGCAAAACTAACGTAAAACCTGATACCCTCAAGAATATTTACGTTTGCAACTGCTCTATAGAGTTTTCTTTTGACATTTTTGATATCTTCTTTGGATGTATATGTGTCACGGAAATCTTCCTTCCACAAATTACCATTACCCCATTGTTGGGCAGTATTAATAAAGTCATCATAGGACTCAGTAACACTTGAAGCTCTTTCAAGAATACGTGGGTCATTGATAATATGATCAAAGATATCACTAGGATCAGGATATACATTCTTGATAATGTAAGTGTAGGAACGACTATGGATCATCTCCATAAATCCCCATACCTCCATACAAGCTTCCAGTTCAGGTAAGGAACAGTAAGGAATAAACGCCATACCAGGACCACGACCCTGAACAGAGTCCAACATAATCTGATACTTCAGGTTAGAAGTATAGATATGCTTCTGTTCTGGACGAAGTAACTGATAGTCTGCCCTATCTTTCTGGAGAGAAACTTCCTCTGGTCTCCAGAAATATCCCAGTTGTTGAGTTGTTAGTTTCTCAAAAACTGGATACTTGTACGAATCATATCTTTGAATACCAAGTGGTTTACCAAAAAACATTGGTTGTTTCTTGGTATTGACCTTTTCGGTATTGAAGACTG